GCTAAGACCATAATGCTATTCTCCCCCAGCCTACTAGCAACCGTAAGAATTTCCTTGGTTTCCATTTGCTGCGTTTCATCAACTAAAACAAACATATTATCCCATGTGTGTCCTCTAGCGTGGTTTACTGGCATAGTTTCGATGATACCAGCTTTTTGAATTTTAGGTAAATCCTTATCTTCTACCAGCTTATTTATCAACTCAAAAGCTACAGCATTAAATGGTAATGTCTTGTCTGCTTCTGACCCCGGAAGATATCCCATGGATTTGGAAGCACTTTCAACCATGGCTCTCACATAAAGAAGCTTTTCAAATCTTTGTTCTTTAATCAACGTCAATCCACAATAAATAGATGTCCAAGATTTTCCAGTTCCGGCTGGGCCTTGAATTATAACAACCTTAGTATTTGGATCGTTTATAATTGAAACCAACTCTTTTTGTTTGTCGGTTAATTTGAAAGCTCTGTTTTTAAATTTGAAGTCAATCTTATTGTAGCTATTGGCGATAGCACTTTCAACATCTACTAAATTGACTTCCCGGCGTTTTCCTTTCGGAGCATTTTTAATTGCCATGTTGATATTACTTAGTCAAAATCTGAGTAATATCTATGTGTGATCACCGTCTAACCAACGGATAAATATTATATTCTTTATCCCACATGAAACAATCCAATTTCCTCTTTGGTTTGGATATTAGCTTATATTTGATAATGCTTACAACATCATCAATGGAAATCTTTTCCCCTTTCTTCTTACGCTTTAACATGAAGAATTTAAGAACCTTTTCATTCAGAGATTTCTCATATTCCCTCACGACTTGCTGTTCCACTTGTTTATATTTCTCTTGGATATTTGTTACTTCTTCAGATGGGACTCCTCGTCCACTTGACATATCCCATACAGCGTTTAAGTAATGTGTTGCCAGATGTCTAGCAATTTTAGTGGCTTCTTCTTTTTGTTCCTCAGTCATAGGACTAGGAAATGTCGCTTCATATACGTTTTTCATAATTTTTATCCTTCCAGTAAGCCCCCTTTGGGAGCAGTCTTAATATCAGCCGAATACCTCACAGCACCGCCCGTAGCTTGTCCATGAAATTCATTTAGAAGTTCGTCCATGTTGATGCTCTTGGCACCAAATACATGTTGCTCATAGATGTTTCCAATCTCCGCATTGATTCGGTCATGCCCCCAAGCATCCAAAATTGCCCCAGCAGAACCTCCGTATTTTTCTTTAAAAAACCCGCTCATATTATTATTTATTAAATTCTATTATATTTATTATTCACCACCACTTAAAATCCATTGTTCTTCCCCATTATACTTTACTAAATTTTCAATGATATTCTTACATTCATCACTATATCCAACTTCAATATCATAGATTTTAGCATCCAAATCCATGAGGCAAACAAAGGGAGAATGGGTTGCCACGATGATTTGGTATTCCTTGGACATCCTTTTCAGAAGAGCAAAGAGTTCCATCTGCTTGGGTAGGGATAATGCTCGCTCTGGCTCATCCAGAAGCAATGTCACCCTGCCCGTGCGCGGTAGGGAACGGATGTAATCGACCTCTCCAACTTGTGCGGGATGGGAAGAAACATACTTGGTGAGATCAGGAGGACTCTTGAGCATGTTGAATAGTTTGTTGAGCTTTTTCAAACGATATTGACCCGATGATGGTTTCTCAACCATTGCATCCATGTGTTCCGCTTCCGTGGTCATACCATCTTCTGATGAAATATCCTTGTGAGTGAACCATCCCCATTGGTCAATCTTTACATCCCCTTCATTATAGAAGGTTGGTGTTCCATCCCAACCCACAATACAGTCGGATTGACCGGGGGAATAGGCGCGATACACGTAAGGGAAATGACTTCTCTGTTGCGCTCCCAGAGCAAGTTCCGAAGAAATCCTAGACCATCCCGCATATCCATTGGGGATGCCACAATATGCCTTGAGCATTTTTAGAACACTGGTCTTGCCGCAGCCATTTGGACCATTCAAAATAGTTAGCCCTTCCGAAAATTGGAATTCAATTCCCTTGTGGAAATTGGGAAGCTCAGTGGCAAACCCATTTAGAATTTTAATATTTGTTATCATTTCAATCCCCAAGATGTTCCATTAAACCATTCGTGTCCCGATTTATTGTTCAGCGTTGCTTCCATGCGTTTGGGCGGTTCCAGTTGAACGGGTTGTTCTGCGATTTTTTCTGCTTTCAATCTTTCAATTGATTTTTGTTTAAGCTCTTCATCCCGTATCTCTTGTTGTTTTTGCTTTTCTTCCAATTCTTCGGGTGTCATGTATTCACCATACCATTTATTCCAAGTTCTTCCAACCAATACATTATCGTCATTATTCACAGAACTGACATGGGAATCATCTTTAAGATCATCCGTTTCGTCCGTTGTAATGAATTTGAAATTCTCATCCTCTTGCGCTTTGATTTCCACTTGCATGATAGGATTTATGGAGACATTTGAGAATGTCAAGGAATGGATATTTGTTCCGTGGAAGGATTATAAATAAAATGTTGTAAAGTCCGTTGTTGATTCCCACCAATATTAGTTAATATATATGCGTCCACATTTATAGTACCATCTCGATTATTTCCAGTAATTTTAATACCACCCACAGTATTATAACCAGCATCTTCCAATGCATACCTAATTTGGTCGGTACTGGAAGCAAGCTGTCTGTCTGGTCCTCTAACTCTTTTGGCTGTCCTATTTTTCGGATCAAATTTAACAATATATGTTGATTTATCAGCAGAGAATGTTCTACCCAATTTAGGATCACCCGTCTGTGGATCGTTTACCAACTCCCCCACTTTAATAGTTGCTGTGTATGTCCCATCGGCGTTTCGTTTCGGATTCCAATTGAGCTTTTCACCTCGCTCTTCGTGGAACCCATCTTCATGAATGTAATCCAACGTAATTTGATCTTGAGTCATTGAAGCTCTTTTAGCTTTTTCACTGGCGGAATCTCTCCATTCTTTTTGCTTTCTAATAGGTTGCATTATTTCTGGAGCTACCACATCAGCAACAGAACCAGCTAAAGATGCCAATCTAGTAGTTCTAGGAAATTTCTCTCTGAGTTTTTCTTTTGCTTTTCCAAAAGCATCCCAAAATCCCTCACTCAAAAGTTCTTTTTGTGATATTTTATTAGACATCTGCTGTTAAATTTTGATCTGCCACATTTTTAAGGGCAACATCGACAAGCGCATCCAACTGCTTCGCTATAAATCCCTTACCAATTAAAACCTTATGATCGTTATCCGCTCTATTACCAATTGAAAATGGCGTATTGGGGAATCTCTTACCCCCAATTGCACAATCAAATAAACAGATTGGACGTTCTTCCGTATTACCAGCCCCTAGATTAATAGTGATGGTATCTTTGACTGGTTTTTCTAAGCGTATGGAATTCATGGTTGTAAATCTTACTATGGGTTGGTTGGTTTGTCTGTCTTTTCCGAACTCAAGGTCTTCTCCGTGTAAAACATTGTAAGCACCATTACCCGTATCCAATTTGGCGGATATGGTTCCGACACCATCAACTACGATATCCTCTTCCAAACCGAGGATGTTTTTTTCCACAAAGAATTGCTTGAAACTTCTCATTCATTTAAATTACTGGTTTTTCATTAACATCTACGCCCATGCTTTCGTAAATCCGTTTTACGTTTTTATGTGCAGATGAAATCTCCCCAATATTTGGGAATTTTGGTTTAGGTTTATCGGGGGTGCTATGGAACATTGAATAATTATTAATCGTTTTAATCATATGTTCGATCATGTGCTTGGAGTCCATAAGAAGAGACAAATGATCTTGAGAAGAATCTGTTTTCAACGATTCCCATATAATTTCATTTTCTTCTGATTTGGATATCATATTAAAATTGTTCGAAATCATCGGCTTGCTCAAACCCCGTATTGGCGAAATCAGCCTTGGCATCCAGACGGTGCCAAACATCGGAAACGTAAGTAGATGCAATGGTGATTGCTGAAACCATCCAATCTTCAAATTCAGCGGAATCTTTCATGTCATAAAGACGCTTACCATATTCCGAAAGCTTCTTGAGTTCCGATACCAGAACCTCATTTACCTCATGCGATTCCACGGGAGCAATTGGATCAATTTGCATGACCATTCCTTGTGCTTCCCCGCCTCCAAGATCATCGTCAAGATCATCGCCAAAATCCATGTCATCGTCAAAATCGTCAATACCATCATCAGAAAAATCGTCTTCAAGATCATCGCTCATGAAGTCTTCTTCTGCGTCTTCTCGTTTAAAATTTCTTCCAGTATAGGATTCCCAAAGCACGGCATTTTCTTCTCCTTTGAATTTCATAATATTATTTAGTCCATCTGATCTAAATTATCCCGAATGTCCTGTCCTTGTTGTGCAGGACGGATAATTGGAAGAACTTTTGATTGATACAAATCCTTTGCGGTTTGTCCCGATGCTTGAATTCTCTTGATATTATCAGGTCTGCGTAGCAAATCTAGGATGTTTTCCAAAGCAATGCGATCCGTGCCACTGGGGGGTTCCATGAGAGCAGCTAGAACCACATCTTCCATGTAACGCACTTCGGCGGGAGAACTCAGGGGGATTGTCTCTTGAGGTTCTTCAGGAGGCATCTCTGGTGCAGGAGATTGTCCTTCTTGGGGTG